CGGGACGTAGATTTTGCGCTGACTATGGGCATCGATGCCAGCATTTTGAGCACCTACGCACATGAAATTTTTCCCAGCATTACGTCGCTTCTGACGTAGTGTGCTACTGTAAGCAAGTCGTTCGGAGCCCAACCATGGCCCACGCTCAACTAATCAGCTACAGCTACACCAGAGGATCAGATCTTCTGCATGTCCAGGCCACTGTTGATGATGCTGTTCAGGTCTTGCCTGCAACCCACTTAGATCCACCCGAGTTTGACTCTGCACACTGTGAAGCAGTCATTCTCTGGGACGAACCACTAGACCACACAAACGCACCAACACGGGAACAGGTGGAGCGTATGCTTCCCTGGATCACTGACTGGTGCGCTATTCCTCCTATCACTTTCGACGATGACTGATCCTGTGCACGCTCCAGCGCATTACCAAAGCCCTAATGGCGTGGAGTGTATTGAAGCGATCAAAGCCGCAATGACATTCGATGAATTTATTGGGTATCTGCGCGGCAATTGCTTCAAGTACACCTGGAGGTATCGCGAAAAAAATGGCGTTGAAGATCTCCGTAAAGCCGAGTGGTATCTACGCCGTTTGATTTCAGAATTTGAATTTAATCCGTATGACGATCCTCTCAGATGAATTGCCCGGACTGCAACCGATCACCGCAAAAAGGTGATCGGTGGGTTACTCAAACTAAACCTCGTTTTGAAAGCAGCATTGTGCGGGGCCGTAAATGCCCTGCCTGTGGTTACAAATGGTTTACAGCTGAAGTCCCAATTATCTGCGACCTTGACTCTACTGATAGGGTTGCAGAGCTAGAGGTAATAGTTAAAAGCCTCTTGCAAGCCTCTTACGAAACCTTTCCTCTTTAATCATGTCTACACACCCATTTGACACCAGCAACTTTGCAAGCGTAAAACTCAAGCACGTTCCAAACTACTTGCAAAACGAAGCTGCGGATTACAATCTCCGGGTTGCGGCTTGGTTTGATAACTACGCTGTAAACGCTGCTCAGTTTGATGCTGCTATGGCTGATCAAGACAAGCGTTGGAAAATGCGCACCGCAGAAGGTTGGGAAGCCGATGAAGGTGGCTGGTACACACCCACTGGCATCAGCGAACACGACTGGGAACACGACTACGGAAATCCTTTTCCTGAAGAACCTGTTTGGGAAAATTACAAGGCTCTTAAGCGTTGCACAGCTGGCTGGCGTATTGACGACACCGGCTGGTACAGTCCCGAAGGCCAACACGAGTCCGAATGGACAGGCCCACTTCCTGAATACACACTTCTTTGAAGACCACCCATGTCTGACTACAACTTGTTTTTCGGTGTCGAGCATCTGCACAAGATCTCGACATCAATTTCTATCGCCTTCGATACTGAAACGCTCCAGCTACAGCCTGAAATCGGCAAACTTCGTTTGATACAACTGGGTTGCGAAGTTAGCAAAACCATTATCATCATTGACTGTTTTGAACTAGATACGGATGGCTGGCAAAAGCTCCGCCTGTTCTTTACCAATGGTGAGCGTTACTGGCTAGCCCACAATGCAGTGTTTGACCTTGGTTGGCTTCAAGAACATGGCATCTATGTGCGGGGACGGAGAATTGGCTGCACCATGCTTGCCAGTAAGCTCCACCACAATGGAACGCCTAACCTCATACACGGGCTAGCCCATGTGGCCAAGCGTGTCCTCAAAATTGAACTCGACAAGGAACAGCAGCGGTCTGATTGGAGCGTTCCAGTCTTAAGTCGAGACCAGTTGGTCTATGCCGCTAAAGATGTTGAGGTGCTGCTCCAGCTGGATTATCCACTTACAGTGGCGTTGCAAAATGCACGGCTTGCTGACGCATACGCATTAGAGTGCAAAGCACTTCCCGCTATGGCCCAGATGTGGCGTACCGGGCTTCCTTGGAACCGTACCAGTCTTGAGCAGCTTTGTAATGACTACCAACACGACATTCATGCGCTCGGTAGAGACTTTTTACGGGAACTTGATAACGCGCTTCCGGCGGAACATAAGCTTCCAAGAGAAGCAGCAAATACTCAAAGACTTTCAAAGCTTCGAGACCTTGTTACGCAAATGGGGCACGAAGACTCAGACTACGAAAAGTGGTATGCGGAAATTGAACAGATTGAAACGGCGCCGAAAGCGTTTAACCTCAGGCCGAAAGCTACAGGTGATTCTCGCCGTGGGACCAAACTAGAAGCAGGCTTCAACTTAAGTAGTCCCAAGCAATTGTTAGAAAAATTCACAGCACTTCTAGGGACAGTGCCAAAGGACAATAAAACCGGCAAGCCTAGTGCTAGTAGGGCAGCCCTTCAGGATTACGCTGCGGACCACCATGTCATACAGACCTATTTGGCATGGAAGAAAAGTGAAAAGCGGCGTCAAATGGCTGAAGGGATCCTTGAAAAGATGGACCCGGACGGCTTTGTACGTGCCAGCTACCTGCAGCTTGGGGCGGAATCTGGTCGTATGTCCTGCATTAAGCCGAACAATCAGCAGATTCCCCGTGATACAGAGTTTCGGCAATGTGTTGAGGCTCCTGATGGTTGGCTACTTGTGGATGCGGATTTTGGTCAGATGGAACTTCGACTCGCTGCAGCAGTGGCGCAGGATGAAAAGATGACCAAAGCGTTCCAGGCTGGTGAAGACCTTCATACGGTTACCGCTGAAGCAATTGGTTGTTCTCGCCAGATCGCGAAAAGCGCGAATTTTGGTTTGCTGTATGGGTCGGGTGCTAAAGGTTTGCGGAATTACGCTGCTAGCTCTGGCGTCACCATGACTGTGGAGGCAGCTGCAACAATTCGTAACCAATGGTTGGATACTTATGCAGGTGTGAAGCGGTGGCAAAACCAGAATACTGCCGACGCATCAAAGACAGCAAGTAATCGGTGGGCCGAAATCCGTATTCCAGGCTCTGACATGCGGCGTTTTCTGCCAGGTGACATGAACCGTCTGACAGTAAGGTGCAACACCCCAATCCAGGGGGCTGGTGCGGCCATCCTTAAATGCGCTCTAGGAAACCTATGGCCAAAGGTTCTAGAAGCTGGTGAGCAGGAAGTAAAAATTGCGGCCTGCATCCACGATGAAATTCTCTTACTTGTTCGTGAAGAAAAGGCGCAGCATTGGGCGGACCAGCTAAAACAAGTAATGGAAAGCGCCGAAGCTAAGTGGTTGGGAGACATTCCGCCTCTAGCTGAACCTTCTATAGGAAAGCGTTGGTCTGAAATTCACTAGGAAATAACGCACCATGGTCAGCATCTATCGCACGCTTAACGGATGGTCCTTCCATACCCCTCAGGAAACAGGTTGTTACCGTAGTCTTGCGGAAGTGATGGATGCTGCCTATGCCACCAGAAACAGGGCGGCAGATAGTTATGAAGTTCTTGCAGTACGAAATAGCGCGTGCCACCACTGCAGACTTGCTCCGCGCAGCCAATTTCCTTGAAGGTGCTAGGGAAGTAAGGCGCGGCTGTCGTAAACAGCGCACAAAAGCTCGTAAGGATCAGCAGACTGGATGGCGTAAGCATGTGGATCAGGCGCTTCTTTGGTAGCACATTGCTAGACTAAAGTCTACTGGGCTACTACTTGATGGCGATTCGGCACGGAAATAAAACGTATATGCAGATTCTTCTTGATCCGCATAGGGCGAAATTGTTGTTTGACCTAGCTGAAAAAGCTAGCACACGTCCCACCGCTTGGATTCGTGCTGCGGTCTACAAAGCATTGGAACGGGAATACCCTGCTGCGGTTTACAACGAGGCAGTTGCTAAGGATGAAGCTGCTTGGCGGGCTTCTGTTCGTAAACGGGTGGAAGGCCGTATTAAGTCACGTAAAGCTCCTGAAGATACCAAGTAAAAGGCTTTGTACTGTGCTACTCTTCCTGGGTCTGATACTTACCGGCCAATGACTCGCTACGCACTTAAAACAACACACGAAGGTAAAGTTTTGTATCTTGCGGCCTACTACGCAAACTTTCCTAAAAATAACGGTATTCGCTTGACAGATAAAGCAGAAGACGCTTGCTCCTATGTGACTATCGAAAAAGCCTGCCAGGTGGCACGTAGCCTCGAAGACACTATGGGTTGCGTACCAAGCATTGTGGAAGTTTCTTACTGATGGACGGTTTTAATGAATACCTAAAGGACATTGCCCGGTATCCGCTCTTGAACAAAGAGCAGGAAATACTGCTGGCGCGGCAAGTGCAGGTTTGGGTTACATCTGAAAACCCCACTGCAAAGGAAATTAAGGCGGGCAAACGGGCCTATCAAAAGCTCATCAACTGCAACCTAAGGCTTGTCGTATCTATCGCAAAACGTTACACATTACGTTCCAAGCGCACAGAAATGTTTGACATT